ATAATTAAAATTGATAATGTACTATGTTTGATATTGATGATGATTTTGAGGATGGGTTAGAATTAAAACAAGGCCCTATTATTGAAGAAAATAATGACTATGACTTCTTAGAAGACACAGAAGAGGAAATAATTAATTCTGGAGATAGAGGAGTAATAGATATACTATTAGAAGAGAATGGTATAAAAGATGGAAAGATTAAAATGATTAATGAACAGGAAGAAGAAATAGAAGTAGATTTTTATGATCTTTCCAAAGAAGAACAACTAGAAATACTAAAGTCATTTAATACAGCTCCAGAAACACAAGAGGTAGCTCCTAATGACTTTTTAGCATACTTAGAAAAAAACAACTTAACAGTAGATCAATATTTAGAATTATATAAGGAACAGATAGTAAAAGAATTGGAGGGTAAAAAAGAACCCAATTACGAGATTGATAACTATGATGATCATGAGTTATTTTTATTAGATTTAAAAAGTAAATATGACTTAACTGATGAAGAGCTAGTCGCCGAATTAGAAAGAGAGCTTAAGAATGAAGCTTTATTTAATAAAAAGGTAGCTGCTTTAAGAACAGAATATAAGGCCCTAGAAGATCAGTATAACGAAGCCCAACAACTGGAAAAACAACAGAAATTTCAACAAGAGTATGATCTATTTGCAGATACTTTAGTTGATATTGCTGTTAAAACTCCAGAACTACATGGTATAGAGTTGGAAGATACAGAAAAAAATCAAGTCCTGTCGTTTTTATTGGATTTAGATGATAAAGGAGTTAGTGGTTTTTATAAAGAACTTAGCAATCCAGCAAAATTATATGAAGCTGCTTGGTTTTTGAGATATGGTAAAGAAGCTTTTGAGGCCGTTAAAAACGCATACGAAGCAGAGATAAATAGGATTAAAAAAGATAAAGGGCAAGTTGTAGTAACACGTCCTAAAAAAAATAACACATCAAGTATTTACGATTTATATTAAAGATTAAATTATGATTATAGCAAATTATGTTAACATTAAGCCAGATATGGCTCATAGTAGAACATATGAAGATTTCTATAAATTTTTAGGCACTAGGCCTAAAATGATGGGAGTAATGGCAAGGATGTACACATCCAATACTGCCACTTTCCTTACAGAAGCTCTTATGAATGTCTACTACAATCAAAAAACAGCTAATAAATTCCAACCAATTAACTCATTACTTATTGAGTGAGAAATTGACGTAGAGTTTGTAAAAAGGGTTGAATTTGCAGCAGTTCCCTCTGGAAATGGAGAACTTGGTTCTGAAATTACTATGTATTTTAAAGAAAGGTACTATGAGAAATATGATACCTTTAAAATTGACTATACTCGTCAGCAATGTATTGTAAAAACAACCCCAGTAAGAAAATCAGATAATTTCTGGGAATACACTGTCCAATTGATTGATAGTGATTATACCTCAGTATTAGACTTAAATGGTTGCCAGCCTGGTATGACTACAAGATTTTTATCTAATATCATGCCTGAATATCATGAAATTGGTTATACTAAGTACCAGAGCAATATCGAAAGACATAGAAACTGGATCACTGAACATAGGAATGATATCTCTTATTCTTCTAGATATGCTCAAATGGAAGATCAGTTTATTAAAATTTCTAAAGGAGAAGGCACAGGAGAACTAAAATCTCAAATATTTAAATTAAATAAAATGGAGAAGGATCTTTTAGATAGCTTCCAGTTTGTTAAAAATAATCACCTACTGTGGGGTAAAACTACTATGGATGTTAACGGTAAAGCTACAGTTACAACTGAAGATGGTAGACCTAAACTGCGATTAAGGGTCGCTTGCTAGTAATAGTAAGAAAAACCAAAATTAAATTTCTCTAATTGCTGGAAACTCCCAATGGGACAATCAGCAGCTAAGTATTAAAATATGACAGGCCGAAGGGTAGTCTTTAATAAAAGTTCAACGACTAGTCCGAATGGACGTAGGCTTAATTGCCGAAATGGGAAATAACTTATGAAATATATAATTTATATAACAACAAATCAAGTAAATAACAAAATTTACATAGGAGTACATAAAACAAATACTCCTTACTCTTTTGACAATTATTTAGGTTGTGGAGTATTTACAAACTTACCTAAATCTTACATAAATGGAGGCACATTATTTCAAAGAGCTGTAGTAAAATATGGCCCAGATAAATTTAAAAGAAAAACTCTTAAAGTATTTAATACCTTAGAAGAAGCTTTAGCATATGAAGCCACTCTTGTAGATGAATCCTTTATATCTCGAACAGATACTTATAATATGATCATTGGGGGAGGATATCCTCCGGATTTATCAAAAAAAGTATATCAATTTGATTTATTAGGGAATTTATTAAAAGAATGAAAAAATCAGGTAGAAGTTACTGAATTTTATAATTGCTATAAAGATGCAATATATGAAAGTATTAAACATAAGAGAAGTTTTAAAGATTGTTATTGAAGTAATGAAAATACTATAGATATAGCAGAATATAGACTTAACATCACAAACAAATTTACATATCAATATAATTTAGAGGGACACTTAATTAATGTTTTTGAATCAATTCAAGAAGCTTCTCAAAAATTAGACATTGATAAAAAACAAATAATAAATGCCTTAGCTTTAAGAAATCCAGTTGAAGACTGTTATTTTTTACCCGCTAATTTAAATATATTTGATGTAATTGAATGAAGAAAGTCTAAAAATGGAGGCAGAAAAATTATTTACAGATATACTTTAGAAGGCAAATTCGATACTGAATTTAAAAGTATTGCTGATGCAGCTAAAGACTTAGGCTTAAAAAGTCAAAGTGGTATATCTGCGGCATTAAAAGATTCTAAAAAATCCTCTGGAGGATATAAATGAAGTCTTATAAAATCTGATTATATTACAGAAGTGCAAATAAATAAAGATTTAAAACCTCAACCTGTTGAAGTACTTGATTTAAATGGAAATTTTATAAAGAGATTTAATACAATCTCTGAATGTATGAAAGAATTTCCATATTGCAGAAAAGTTCTTAGAGGAGAACGTAAAACTGCACATAATTATATTTTTAAATATATAAGTTAAAGATATAGTCTAATCTATATGGTAACATATAGTTAATAAAAATTACCATCACATTTGTTAATCGCCGGTGATGGTTTAGTTCCTCAAATCGAAAGGTTTGCTTCTAAATTCAAATACGCCAAACTAAATGTTAATGTTATTAACACTGTTATGGATCAAATGAATCAAAAAGCAGCTGACGCTACTGGAAATAACTATGTATTTGTAGTTAATGATAGGCTGTGGGGACAAATCAATACCACTCTAGGAGATTGGTTAAAAACATGAGCTTCTACACCAACTGTTCTTTACTCTAAGGCTGCTCAGAAAATGATTAAAGCAGACAATCCTGTTAAAGTAGGTGCAACCTTCGTTAGTTATGAAATTGCTGGTAATATAGTTACTTTCATGGTAGATAGAGCTCTTACTAAAGAATATGACAGAAAAGGATTTGGAATTTGTTTAGATATGTCTCCAGATATTACAATAAATCAACCTGCTATTGCAGCCTTTACTTTAGAAGGAGCAGAATTTATTAGCTCTAAATACCCTGGCGTAGGTGGAATAGACGGTAAGACTTCAGGAATTGTACAGTCTCCAGTATCTGGTTCAAAACTTATTGTTTCTGGATATTCGGGTATTGCAGCTTTCGCTCCGTGAAAAAGTTTTATTTTAGAAGAGGTATAATTTTTTTCTTCTTATGCCTTAAAAATATGTTTAATTAGTAAATATTTATATTTTTTACAATCTTATATTTTAGAAGGAATAAATTTTGTATATTTGTTTTATTTTAAATATATGAAACATTACCTGTATAAAATTACAAATGTAGAAACACAACAGTATTATGTGGGGGTTAGAAGTTACAAAGAACCAAAAAAAGATAAATATATGGGTTCTAGTAGCGTTTGGACAAAAGATTGAATTAAATTAAATAAAGATATTCTAATTAAAGAAATAATAGATGATAGTTTTGTTACTAGAGAAGATGCTAATGAAGCAGAAGTAATTTTACTTTCTTCATGTGAAAATGATGATTTATGTATAAATTCTTTGTATAAAAGAATACCAAGTCATTTGGGAAAAAAGCAATCAGAAGAATGGATTAGAAAAAGAATTCATTCCGGAGAAAGAGCTCCAATGTATGGAAAACATCATAGTGAAGAGACAAAGAAGAATATATCTGAAAAGCTTAAAGGAAGAATAATTTCAGAAGAGGCTAAGAAAAAAATAGGAGAAGCTCATAAAGGTAAAATAGTTTCAGAAGAAACTAAGAAAAAACTCTCTAATACTAGAAAGGAAAAAATAGCCTCTGGAGAAATTAAAAAAACTTATAAGCCAATAATAGTGGAGGATATTGTAACAAATACTATAGAATTTTTTGAAGGCTGTAAACTATTTAGTGATAAATATAATTTAAATTATGGATCAGTAAAAGCAGCTGCAAGAAAAGAAAATATCTATCTAAAAAGATATAAAATAAAATACGCGGCCTCTACTAGCAATAGTAGTTGCAAATTGGGTGAAAACGGAGGAAGTCCAGAAGTGGATAATTCCGTCGGAAGTCTAGGAAGTGCAAAAGTACTAGAAACCGCTAACGACTAACAAGTGAGGAGCACAACCAATAATCTTGACACGAGCGCCCAACTCCCATACTGGGAGATGATATAGTCTGAGCAGTAAATATAACAAAATAAATTACTGAACTGGGGTATAAAAAATCCCAGGATAACATAACTGATAAGTCCTTTATATTGGAAGAAGTTTAATAATATAAAATAGAAAGGGAGGATATTCCTCTCTTTCTTTTTAAATAAGATAATTACTTAATAGATAAAAATATTATTTATATAATTAACATGTAATATGAGAAATGAAATTATTCTTAGGAGTGTTTATGGAAAGGTGAATCAGATTTATTTTATACAACCTTGTCCTAATCCTAAAACAGGAAAATTACCAGATTGTGTAAGAACAGTCGATTCAAACGGAGATATGATACTCTCTGAGGAAGATGTAAGACAAATGAGTAGAGGTGAGAGACATTTTGTAGCAGCTAATCATGTTTTTGAGATAGTAGACGGGCAGACCTTTGACCTAAATGACGTTGTAGATAAAGCACATTGGGAAGCTATTGAATATTGTAATTGGATAGCTAAAGAGAGATTTGAAAGAGACTCTACAGGAAATTTAGTCGTAGACGGTAATGCCAAGAGATATGGTGTTGCGGACCTTTATGTAGAGAGGCCAGGAGAATTATCAGAAGCCAGAGTCAATATAAAACAATTAAGACATAGAGCATGTAATTATGTCTATGAAGATACTGAGGCTAATCGGGTGAAAAAATGTAGAGTACTTGGTAGGGATTTAAGAAATGCTATAAAAGCAGACATATTAGATTATCTCATAGAAGTAGCAGAGAAAGATCCAAATAAAATTATAGCCCTTTATGAAGGAGAAGACTGGAGAATACAGTTATTTATAATGGATGCTTTAGATAGAGGAGTTATTAAAAAGAGTGAGGGACTTTATAAATATGAAGATAAACTATTGGGAGGGTCTATGACTGCGGTAGTTGAATTTATGAAGGACGTAAGATATAAAAAATTAGTAGAATCTATAAAAAGGGAGACTTATCCAGAATTTTTACCTCAAAATGAATTAGATAACCTAACCAACAATTTAAATTCAGATTTAGGAGTGCCAAGCACAAAAACTCAGGCCACCAATAAAAAATAATTAATTTTTAAAATTAATGACAGCTAAACAGGTTTTTGAATATGCTTTAGTTGAATTGAATAAAAAAGAAGCCCCAAGTTTACTTCTTGAGGATTATAATTATTTTATCAATAAAGCTATAAATCAATATATAAATAAGATATATAATGCCTATGATATTAATCAGCAAAAATCTGATGATCTTAGGGTATTAAAAGCTACGGCTATGCTTTCCCCAGCTAAAAGTGATGAATTTGCTAATTCATACTTATATAGCAAGGCATATGAAGTAGATTTACCAGATGACTATTTACATATACTAAACTGTGTAGTAGAGTATAAAGTAAAGAAATACTATAAATGCTATAATGCAGAAGATAGAGTTCATTTTGGAGCAAAAAGGCTTACTGCCGATATGTTTTCCCAAATATTGAATAATTATTATTTAAGACCTACCTATAAATCTCCCTACTTTTATATAAACAATGTCACTATTGAAAATGATTATCCTACAAAAGATAATCAAAAAACAATAGTTGCAGAAAATTATATAATATCATTTACTAATGTAGATGAATTAATTTCGGGAGAAACTACTCTTACAATATCTACTCCTAATGGAGAATTGTCTTTTGTATATGGTACAGATTTTACTGATAATACTACATTAAAAGCTGCATTAGATTTAGAACTAGACGGCATAAATATAGATGGCGGAGTTATAATTCCGTCACTGGATAATAGTGGAATTAAACAAGTAGTTGCAGTTGGAAGCAATGATCCAGATATGCAAGTTACAAAGGTACCAAGAGTAGAAAGAATTCAGGAAAATAGATATGGAAACAGATCTAAAGTAAGAATGGAAATTAGGTATGGCAAAGATGATGCTGTATTTGAATTAAATAAAGTATATATAGATTACCTGAAGGCTCCTCAATTTATAAGATTATCTCAAGAAGAGATTGATAAAGTGGAAGACTCTTCTCAGGTTTTAGAATTTCCAGATTATGTGTGTCAGGAGATTGTTAATGAATTAGTTAGACTATTAATGGAGAATGGAAGTGATCCTAGATTACAAACTCATATACCTATTAATCAGTCCATAGCTCAACCACAACAAGAACAACCACAACAACAAAAAAGATAAAATTTTTAAAATAATAAATTTTTAGTGAAATGTATCAATTTACAACGAGCACAATCATTAATTCTAATGTAGATTCTAACGGTAGTACCCCTAAGTATAGCGGAAACAGTTCTGCATTTAGAGTAACAAGGGTTAATACCTTTTTAAAAGATAAAATAGTCAGTGTTTATAAAAGGCCCTATGCGGCTGGAGTAAAAGAAGTAGCAACTGTAACAGTTCCTACATTAACAACTGGCGAAGTCGCAAGACTAGTAATAGATCTAAGGATGTCTCAGAATACTTTTTCTGACTTCGCAAATACATACTTGTATTTTAAAAAACCAATAGTAGTTGAAGTGGTAGCTACAGGAACCGCAGCTACAGACGCTACTGCATTAGTAGCTCAGCTTAATGGCTTAAAAGATAGATTTGGTCATGGGTATGTAATAGCTACTGTGGTAGGAGCTGATATTACTCTAACTGCTACAGATGTTTATCAGAGATTCCACTCTGTAACTGTAGAAGAACTAGTATTAGCAACTAATTCTATTGTACAATATAATTCCGTAGTTAAAGCTACAGGAAGTGTATCTGTTGCAGGAGCAATAGGTTTTGGAGACGATGACTGGATGATGAGGATTGTTAAAGTTCCTACTTTAGATAACTTACGTCCTTTTGGAATTAACAGAGAAGAACTTCCTGTAATTGGTGGTAACTATACTCAGTACACTTTAAGATATGTAACAGATAAAGATCACAACGATGGGGTATGGTCAGGAGCAAATTCTGTTACTACTCATGTATTTTATGTAAAATCTGATCTAGTAGCTGGTTTTGAAGCAGCTCTTGCAAACACAGGTTTGGTAGTAGATACAGTCGGTGTAGCTGTTACAGGAGTAACAATAACTAGTGGAAACCTAGACTTATCTGATTTCCCAAGCACTGGGTATCAAATTACTTATACTACTACACCTAGCGGTGTAACAGGAGCAGTATGGGAGGCTAATGCAGCTGGTAACGTAGATGCGGCTTTAGCTGACGCAGATTTTACAAAGGTAACAGTAACTCCTACTGGGCAGATACTATTAGCTTCAGGTCATGGTTTAGCAGCTTCTGACAAGATTGGAGTAAAAGTAACTATAGATGGATTTACCACTACAGCACAAATTACAGTTCAAGCTTAATATTAAAGGCGGGCAGCTCTGCCTGCCTTTTTTTATTTTAAATATATAATATGGTTAGTAAACTCGCATATGCTATATATAATGATATAGTAAGTGGATTGGTAGGAATAACATCAAATCCAACAATATCTATAGAACAACTAGAAGATGATGTAGTTGATGAAAGACTACAAATTATAAAGGAGTATTCCTTAAAAAATTTAATCCCAAAGAAAGATTTATTTATGTCTATAAATTGCATAGATATAGATTGTAAATCTTTAGATAAATGTGATTGTGGTACAGACCTAACTACCCCAGAGTTACACTTTCAAATTCCTCAACTAATAAATGACTTTGCAGAGGATGCCATAGAATATATTGGGTCTATAAATAGAGAAGTGGAATTTAAAGTATATACAGATAAAAGTTTTAGATATCATAAGTATAAAAGAAGGGGAAGTAATAAACCATTTGTTTACATTGAGACTACACCAAACGAAAATAATATGTATGATGGATGGATATTTAATGCTCCTTTTACAAAAAAAATATCCATAATAGGAATTTTTAAAGACCCAAGACAATTATCACAGTACTCTTGTTGTTCAGGAGATGATCTAGAAAATTATACTTTTATCTCTACAGAAATTAAAAAAAGACTTACTGAGAAAAAAATTAGGTATTATAAACAATTATACCAAGGACCAACTCCTAATAATCAAGTGGCAAAATAATGAAGGAATATCCATTTTTTACAGCATATACACAGGCTAATGATTTGTACGGTTTTAATAGTCCTGCTGACTATTTTGAAAACGTAGGAATAATAGCTTGGGGGAAAATAGGAAATCAAAGATATAGACTATATTCCTTTAAAACCAAACCAGATAAAAATCCCGATGGCAGCTATTACGTAGACTTACCATGTAATTGTGATGAAATAGAAGCAGTTACAGCTAGTTATGAGGATTATCAAAAAACAAGCCCATCTATTTTACAAGAAAATTTAGATAGTGCCTGAATAGAAAGTTATGTGGAATCTAGAAAATCCCACACTAATCATTTTTATCCATCTGGGAAATATATAAAGTATTTAAGAGAAGGAAATAGGATATATTTATCAGATAGATTTGACGAAGTTAATATTTTATATAAAGGCTTTTTAGTAGATGAAGAGGGTTTACCTTCCTTAACAGATAAAGAGGTAGATGCAATAGCAGTATTTTGCGTATATTCTAAAACTTTTAAAGATGCTTTGGTTACTAAAGATCAAGCAACTTTTCAACTAGCACAAGTATTAAAATTAGAATGGGAAAAGAAATGTACTCAGGCTAGAGTACCAGATTTTATAAATCAAAATGAAATGGATGAAATATTAAATGTTGCGGTTTCGTGAGATAGAAAACGATTTGGTAAATCATTTAAGCCCATTAGGTAATGAGGGTGCTTTTTAATCATGGGATTACAGCAGAAGAGTTATATACCAATATGCCTCCTACAGTTTTTCAAAAAAAATGATCTTGACTTATAAAAAATGGTTGTAGTAATATGACCTACCAAGAGGCAATATCAGACCCATTTAAGTACGGTATTAGTATTATAATGAATAAGGTGATTGATGATAAGGTGAGATTTTTAATGCCCGTGATTGGAAGCACATATATTGATTTTGAGGTGGTATTAGAAGAAGACTTTATGAGGCATAGAAGGTATGGAAGATTTCAAAATATAGATATAATAAATTCGGACTTTACTGGTTACTCTATAAGATATTATTTTAGTAATAGAGCATACCAAAAATCCTTTCAGTTTTATTTAGGAGGAGAATTAAAGAGTAAATTTTTAGAAAAAATAAATTCAGGAGAGAAATTCTACTCCATTAAAAATATTACTATAAAAGATATAATTCCAGAACTTCATAAGAAATTTCCCAATTTTACTAAAAAGGAATTAAAAAACTTAATGGTATTTGGATTAAAACGAATGCATGCGGCCATTAGATATGGTTGTGGTATAACTATATCTACTAATAAATATAGTAATTGTTATTTTTTTATAGGGGCTTTATATTCTGATCCAAAAAGACAAGTTAGAAATTATGTAGCAAAAAGGGATAAAAAACTTAGAATATTACATAAATGAAATGAGACAAAATGAGATAACTACTATTATATAGGATTATCTCCAGGTGCTTTTGGGAAATGAGTAGAAAATAATAAAACTAGAAGAACTTTAGTAGAATTTAATAATGTAATATTAAGAAAAATTCAAGAAGAGATATATTCTAGAGATAGAGAAGTTTATTTATTTAAAGTTAAAATGAAAAAACCTTTAGGATGAACTCATAGAGAAGAAACTCTAATATATAGAAATCCTGAATATATAGGGAAAACAGTGGATTGAAAGTTTATTCCTTCCACATTAACATGAAAAGAATTAATAAAAGAATATGAGGCAGGAACAAGTTAACACTTTTGAAGGAGGTTTAGTATATGACTTAAATCCCCTTGTTACTCCTAACAATGTACTTACTGATGTTGTAAATGGTACATTCATTACATTTAATGGAAATGAATTATCATTACAAAATGATGCTGGAAACATAGTTATAAATATAAAAGATTCAAATGATACTATTCCTACATATAATCCTACTTTATCGTATACAGTAGGTAATAAAGTAGCTACAACAGATGGAAGAACTAACCAATTAAGATATTGATTATGTGTATCTAATACTAACATAGGAGAAGATCCAAAAAGTTATCCTAATAAATGAGAAGAATATATAGTCAGGCTTTCACCAGGATTTTACCCATTAGCAGTAAAAGAATACGGCGGAGTATTATATATAATTTCTGGTAAGAATATACTAAAAATGTCTGAAATTTATCAATCGGATAAAATATATTCAAAAGGAGACATAGTGAGGCTAGGGTTAGATTATATAGGACAAGAAATACAAGGGCATTTTTATATGTCCCTTAAATATAATAATAATGAACCTATATCAAATACTGCATATTGGAAATATTTAGGAGATATAGAAGAAGCTAAAAAATATGATGAAGTTGAATTTGGAAGTTATCCAAGTCCAAATAGAATATCTAATAATAATTCTAATACACAAGAAGAAAGTATAAGTTCTTCTCAAATCTCTAGTACAAAAATATTAAATGAAGCTACTTTAGGGCCTGGAGATTATTTAACCTTTGATAATACAACTTTAGATTTAGATTATATAACCAGGCCAGGAGAACATCCTCCAAGATTTTATATAGTTAAACTACAACAACAATTAAGTAGTGGATATAAAGATCTAACACAGGATATAAATGATGCCTTTATTAATTTTTCAGGAAATAAAAATGAGCATTGATTAAATTCCCCAGAATTTAAATTTTTTACTCCTCATCTATTTAGGGGTAAAATAGGAGTTTCATTAGAAATAACACCTCTTAAATCTTTTACTATTTCAAATAGCCCATTAAGTTATAATCCTACTACAAAAAAATACAGTACATCTATAATAGCAAGTGTGTATTATTGAGATAATGTATATGGGATAAAAGTTTCAGGGTTTGAATTTACTGCCACGATAGAAGGAATATCTACACCTATAGTTATAGGATCGGTGTCTAATGTGGCAGGAGCAGGTTATGATAGACACGTACTTCAAATATTTACCTTAAACGATATTGATTATATAAATACTGGGAAAATATTAAATATTATTGTAAAGCCTATATTTATGTATAATAATACTAATATAGCATGAAATGAATTGCCAATAGAATATAGTAATAATTATATAAGAGAAAGAAACATTTTAATATATGACAAAGCTTCTTCAGGAGGAATTTCTATAAGCAAAGCATTACAACTATTTCCTCAACTAAATGCGTGTGATTTATCTAATCCTGGGTATAGGAAATATACTATATTGCCTTTAGTTAATTCTTATGGAGATCTTGTAGATATGAATTTATCTACAACTTCTACTCCTTATGTACTGACATTATGAGGAGAATCTGCTCCTATTAATACATTATCAGTTGGGACCTATTATTTAAGTGGTAATAGTATATCTAATATATTATGATCTTCAGATTATAGCAGTCCTCAGTATGACGCTGTAAAATCAATATTAGAAGCAGAGATATTAAATACTCAAGTAATAATAGAAGACTTATCTTGTGAATTAATACCATTTACTTTAAAAATACATGGGGCTAATGATAATACTAGAATAGTTATTACTCAGCAAGGAATGAGTTATGTAGATTTATTTGGTTCTGAAAATACATTCTTAGTTAGAAAAGGTATATCTTTTGGTATATATGTAATACCAGAAGAGCATTATTATGAAACTATAGAAGATACCAGAGTAATAAATGAGGCTACAACTTCTAATTATACATTAATAGCTAATTTGACTCTACATACCTTTGACGATTTTAGAATTTTAGGATGATTACACTCTCCACCAACGTGGAGCCCAATAGCGGCAGAAGTAACCTATAAAGACATATCTCTGGTGGGCAACTATGGAAGCCAGATGGTAACAATTACTAAGGTATTGGAAACAAATAGCACATATTATCCCTCTGCAATTATATTAATGGATGGTTTTGAATCGGTTAAATTTTACTCAGAGGTATATAGCTATAGATTAGTAGGAATACCGCAAACTAGTCAAATGATATTTTATAATACTCCCAATCCTTTAGACTTTACTATGTTATCTGGATCGGTCTTTAGAATCACTAAAAACTTTTAATTATGGCACTTCCAGGAAATTTAAACAACTCTCCTATAATAACTACTACTATACATGGGTTCCCTACTGGGGGAACTCTTGTATATAAGTATGCTCCTTTTCAAAATTTAAAGAATAACTTTCCAGGACAAGGAGAATCTGGATTGTCAGATTTAACTTTAAAAGCTGAGGAGGCAGGAATTTCAGTAGATAAACCAATAATTCTACAAATAGAGGAGGCTTATGATGGATCAGCCAATCTAATTATTAGTGATAGAGAAAATCCTTTAAAACTAGTTAATTCAAGATTTTATCTAACTGATTCCTCTAATTATAAA